CATCGACCACATTTCAAAAGGTTGGCCGTGGCACTGCCAGCACAAAATCACGTCACGGCATTGTCCCGGTTATGAATTTGAATCATGAACCTGTTGAATGTATGTTGCAAGACTACTATGCGGGGGATTGGGTTGATGCATTGGATGAATTAAAGACAAACATTGATGAACGTCGTGTTGTTGCATCTGCAGGTGCGTATGCCCTGGGGCGCAAGACAGACGAATTAATTGTGTCTGCAATGAATACTGCAACTGCGACAGTTGGCGATTATTCAACTGGTCTGACCAAGGATTTGATTTTATCGGCAGTTGAAGTTTTGAATACAAATGATGTTCCCGATGATGGTCGTCGTTTTGCAGTTGTTGGCGTACATCAGTGGAATGAACTGTTGTCGATGGATGAATTTGTATCTGCTGACTATGTTGGTGATTCTGCGCCATTGTTAAATGGTGGCATTGCCCGCAAATGGTTGGGCATAACATGGGTATTGTATAATGGCCTGCCATGTACAAACACAAATCGTGATTGCTTTATTTATCACGCATCCAGCATTGGTCATGCCTGTGGTCAAGATGTTAAAACAGACATCACATGGCATGGGGAACGTGCCGCCCACTTTATCAGCAACAGCATGTCCCAAGGGGCTGTCTTGATTGATGGTACGGGCATTGTTCGTGTTAAGTGCTCGGACACTACGACTGCATAAGTTATATATCACCAAACAACCATAACCAAAAGGAAAACATAAATGGCTTTTCAGAATAAAAACTTATCTGTAATTGCGTATGCAAATGGCTTTACCCTGTGGCATTATTCCAGTTCATCTGAAACGATGTCTACGGTTGCTGCGAACGGATATTTTAACAGTGTAAAAACATTGATGAATATTGGTGATATTATTATCATTAACGCATCTGACAACACTGCGATTAAAAAGATAAACATCACAGACCTGAATGTAACAACCGTTGCATTGGCCTAGGGGTGAATTATCGGATATTGTTCACACACAATGATGGGCTGGCAACTGATCAGCCCATTTTTTTCAAATATTTATAAAAACTATATCAGGGGGAATTAAAATGCTTACCAAGATAGATTTATGTTCTATGGCATTATTAAAACTGGGGGAATCGCCCATCCAGTCATTAACAGATGACAGTGCATCTGCCAAGTTATCACGTACATTGTTTGATACGGTTATTGATGCATTAATCACAATGCATCCATGGCGTTTTGCCACATCAAAAATTGAGTTGGTTCAGAATGCAGACGGTGACTTTTTAATACCGTCTGACGTGTTGCGTGTATTGGAATGTGATGGTCGCATTATTGGCAACCGTGTAATTTCAGATTCTGATGCAGTGACAATTGTTGTTCTGCGTCGAACATCGCCCGAAGATTTCCCCAGTTATTTTGTATCATTGGCTGTAACACGATTGGCGATGGAATTTTGTATTCCACTGATGGGCGATCAAACAGTATTCAGAATGTTGGTTGCGCTGTATGAAACAGAATTGCAAACGGCAAAATATCTGGATAGCAGCACATCCACACATCCATCAATTTCAGATTTTTCACTTATCAGCACACGTTTTTAACATTTGCACAGGACAAAAAATGACAGAATTTATCAAGACACAAACATCATTTGCACACGGTGAAGTTTCGCCTGAATTCTATGCAAATGATAATATTTATGGGCTGTCCCGACTGGAAAATATGGATGTTATATCTGGTGGTGGCCTGTGTCGTCGTCATGGGCTGCGGTCATTGGACGAATTGGTTGGACCGGCCCGCCTGATACCGTTTTCTGTATCTGATGACACAGAATATATACTGGCCCTGACTGACCACCACATGGACATATACCATGGTGGCACACTGATTAAAGACCTGATAACCCCATGGCCATACGATGCAGTATCTGCATTGCAGTATGCCCAGCGTTTTGGGACGATGATATTTGTACATCCAGATTACTGTCCCCAAACATTAACCGGGCATGATAATCAATTTCAGATTTCAGATTTTTCATTTTCCCGCAATGACTCGGACATGACGGTAAATATACCGTTTGTGCGATTTGACGATGCATCTGAAATATCGATTACAGTGACGACCCACGCATCCGGCAACAATTATGCAACCTTTACCACGGGTTGTGATTTTTGGACCCCAGACAATGTCCGCGGTCGTTTGTTTTTACTGGATCGCCAGTGGACAGTTGTTGAATACATATCGCCGACCCAGGTTGTTGCGTACACTAACGGCTCATACACATTGCCCAGTGCCCCTGTTACAAATTGGACCGAGGCCGCATTTGGCACCCGTCGTGGTTGGCCCCGCAGTATAACCTTTCACCAAGATCGCCTGGTTTTTGGTGGTTCTCGTGATTGGCCGGCGGGCATTTGGCTGTCCCAGGTTGGTCGTCATAATAATTTCAACAGTGGCACTGGATTGGATGACGAAGCGATTTTTATATCATTGTTGTCGCAACAACGTCAACAGATATGCACTGTCGTCAGCAGTGATAACCTGCAGATATTAACCAACACAGGCGAATGGGCGATATCCAGCAAACCATTAACCCCATCATCGGTAGATATAAAACAGCACACATCGGTTGGTTCATACACTGCCCGATATCTGCCACCGCAAAAGATGGAAGGTTCCACCATATTCATATCATCCAGTGGTCGTGATATTCGGCAATTGGGGCTGGATGAATTGGGGGAAAACTATAATGCCACAGATTTATCTGTTATGGCCAAGCATTTAATGGGGTCCCCGATTGATATTGCATACAACGACCACATGCGTCAGTTATACATTGTTCGTTCAGATGGTACAATGTCTGTGCTGAATCACAATTCTGCATTGGGAATATCTGCGTGGGGCACGTACCGAACCAGTGGACAATTTTTATCTGTAACAGTATGCAATGGCTGTACCTATGTCGCTGTTCTGCGCAGTGGCAGTGTGTATCTGGAATGTTTTGATTCAGGTTGCCTGAATGATGCGGGCCAATACAGTTTTTCATACACAGCATCTGGATTGCCACTGCGTGCGTCTGGGCATAATGCCCGCCGCATCAAGATACGCAAGATTTCTGCCCGTATTTTGGACACCCAGTCATTGCATATAAATGGCCAGCATATCAGTTTGCCCGATTCTGCGTTTGCCCCGGGCAGTCGTGGCTATTGTGGTGATGTGTCGTTAAATATTTTGGGAACGATGCACGATTGCATCCGGCCGGCCTGGACCGTGCATGGATCTGAATCGTACCCTGTGACAGTGTTATCAATTTCGCTGCACGGATGGTACACAGTATAACAACAAAAACAAAGGAAAAAACAAATGGGACAACTTGTATCTGACGTAACAGAAATATTGGATTACAAAGATGCCAAGAAAGAATCCAAGAACCAACGTCAAGAAATTTTGGCACAAATGGCTGCAGATCGTGCAGAAAAGACCAACCTGATAAAGAAAGTTTTGGCAACCCAACGTGCCAAGTATGGTGCATCTGGTGCATCTGCATCTGGCATTACCGCAGGCACGGTTCTGCGGCGGTTAAAATCTGAAACTGCGGCACCGTATTCAGAAAAAGAGCGAAATAATCTAAAGAAATTAAAACAAACCAAGGCAAAACGTCCCAACTTATTACGTTCAATCTTGTCCAGATTTGACGATTTAGTTGGCTAGACACAAGGGCAGGGGGATTAAACAATGTATAAAATAACTTATATTGCAGACGGCACCACGACCGAGTTTGCATTTCGCTTTCCGTTTTTTCAAACAGCGGACATTCATGTTGCGATAAATGACAGTACAAATACTTCTGGTATTAATTATTCTGTTATGCCAAATGCAGACTTTTCTGGTGGCAATATTGTTTTTGATATTGCGCCTGTTGCGGATACCAGAATAGACATCTTTCGTCAAATATCATTATCCCGTACGATTGATTACCAGCCCACCGCCCAGATTGACCCCGAAGATTTGAATTCAGACTTTAATTTTCTGTTGTCTGCATTCCAAGATTTACATTCTGTGAACATTGATTTATCTGAATGGGCCAATCGCCACGACAATATAAAATCGCTGATTGATTATACTCATTCTGTCATCAGTGACAAATTATCTGGTGGTGCGGTGTTGGGGTTATATCGCAATTTGGTCAGTGTATTGGAAAATGCATTGCCAAAATTAATAAATGATTACGGGCACATAACAGAACCTGCACCGAACGAAAATCGTGATGATTACGGTATTTTATGAATTTTTGGACGAATGGAATCGCACATTGGGATTGCAGACCCCCAGTCATCACAAACAGATATTGGAATTTCTGTACAGTGTGCTGTGCGATGCGCCACATCGTGGATTACTGATGGCATTTCGTCATTCAGGCAAATCGACAGTTGTTGGGATTTTTGCAGCATGTGTATTATATATGCATCCCCAAACCCGCATATTGATTCTGTCTGCGGAATCAGGGTTGTCGACACGTATGGTATCACACATTCGGCATATCTTGGAAAATCATCCCTGGTGTTCGTCCCTGATACCGTCCAGCAAGAAAGAATGGGCGATGGGGCGCATCACTGTGAACCGTCCGATTGGCATTCGTGAACCATCTGTAATATGCCAGGGAATTCACGGTAATATCACCGGTATGCGTGCAGACCTGATTATTTGCGACGATGTCGAAGTTCCTAACACTTCAAACACCCCGCAAAAGCGTGAAAACCTACGTGACAGATTACGTGAATTGGATTTTATTTTATCGCCAACTGGTGCAATGATTTACATTGGCACACCGCATACCCATGACACGATATACCAAACAGGTTCCCCTGGAATCAGTTCAAGCTGCTGATAACGGTGCGCAGTTTTTCTAGCAGTTGCATTCCTGTTTCGCCAAACATTGGTAAATATGTTTCGTATTCTGGCATGTCTGCCTGCACCTGGGCCCGTTCTCGTTCAGAAATTGGATTTGCGATTATTTCGTTTGCGGTATCCCACAGTTTGTATGCATTGTATGTCTGATTAATGACGTTCCACCTGTCCATCAGATATGGTTTTTGTGCGATTGCGTCACGGATTGCTGTAATCCATTCTGGGCCAAACTGCTGCACCACCCCCAGTGATGTAAACATTTTCAGTCCCGCCTGATCTGGGGTAAAGTTTTCGAATCCGTATTCCAGTTCCTGCCACTGATTATCAGTCAGTTCAACAGACGGCATTGATGCATCTTGCATTTGTCCGCCGTACGGCATCAGTTCTGGTTCAATTGAATCCATTGGTGTTTTGCCACTGCGTAAATTTTCGATATGTCGTATCAGCATTTTTCCTGTTGGCAGGTTTTGCAATTCGTTGATTACGTCATCAGTTGCTTCGTTGACCAGCACTGCGTTCACCGCCGCCCAGCCACCAATGATAACATGTTCCTGGCGATACAGATTGACCAACTTTAATGCGGTTACACTGGATTTTGTATTCATGATTGCTCTCTCCTGGCATGTGTTAGTGCATTGGAATTATTCCATTACGACCATAACAACCTTGTGCATTGTTTTTGGCATAATTTTTTCTTCTGGTCCTGCGACATGTGCCCAAACATTTCCTTTGGCATCTTGTTTAACGAGTGCAATATGTGCATTAACAGACTTATCAGAATCCATTGTATCAAAATCTTCAAATATACATACCGCCAAATCGCCTGGTTTTGCAGGGGTCAATGCATCTGCAAAGACGTACGATTTTTCTGGGATGAAACCACCCAACCGCCTAGAATTTGGGATAACGGCATATATACCCTTGCGTCCTTCCAGCATCATTGGTGCGATAATCATTGTCTTGTCAGACTTTGTAAATGCGATTGACTTGCCAGACGGTGTTCCGAACACCGGCACCAGTTTTCTGCGTGCACTGTCATACAACTTTGCCCCATACAAACTGCCCTGCATATCGATGCCCGACAGTGGATTTCCCGGCACCAGCACAGACTTGACCCGTTCCTTTACTTTGCTGATATGCTTGTTCAGTTCACCTGACTTATACAGATTGGCAATTTTATCAAACAGTTCGTTTGTTTTCAGTGCAAACGACTGTGCCAACGGTTCGATTTCAGTTTTGTATATTTCACGTTGACCGACTTCGATTTTATGATAAACAGACAGTGTCATACCCGCATCTTTTGCGGCCTGTGCGATTGTTTTGCCAGACTGTTGTCTGATTTTACGCAGTCCACTGCCAAAAACCTTTAACCCACTGTTTTCGTTATCATTCAGTCTGCGTTTAATTTCTGATTGCCATTGACGTGCGACATTATCAGATTCTTTGATGAAAATATCTGACAATTTACAGCCCAAAATATTGCAGATATTCAGCAATTGTTTCTGATTTAATCTGCGGACACCTTTTTCGATTTTTGAAATTGCCGACAGTGATAAATCCGACCGCCGTGCCAAATCTGTCATTTTCATCCCCTTGGCCAGGCGGATATTGCGTATATTATTTGGAAAGATAATTTCTTCTTGGGCCATAATGCACTCCTGAACTAATTATTTCTTGACAAAATAATAGTCAATTTTTAATTCAGGTGCAAGCAAAATAATTGCATTACAATGGCATATCGTCTGGAATTGCATCTGCATCGATTGCGGTTGGCATTGCATCTGCATCATTTACCATGCTGGCTGCTGAAATTGTTGGTGCGGGTTGTGCGAACTCATTTTCACCACGTGCCTCGAATTCTTCCAGGTTATCGAACAAGCTGAAATCACCAAAGAATGCCGTTCTGACGGTTTCTGGTCGTCCATGGCGGTTTTTTCCGATAATAATATCTGCCTTGCCGCGTGCTTTATCCATTCTGGACTGCCACGAATCATGCATTTTATCATTTGTATTATTCGAGATTCGTTCATTTGGGTCACGATTTTGCAGATAGTATTCTTCACGATACGTAAACATAACGATGTCAGCATCTTGTTCGATTGATCCAGATTCACGCAAATCGGACAGCATCGGTCGTTTATCATCACGTGATTCCACACTACGTGACAACTGGGACAGGGCGATAACCGGCACATCCAGTTCCTTGGCCAGCATTTTCAGTCCACGGGTAATTTCAGAAATTTCCTGCACACGATTATCGCTGTGTTTTCCACCTGGCGATGTCATCAGCTGCAGATAGTCGATAACGATTAATGCAATACCACCGTGTTTGCGTGCCAGTCTTCGTGTACGTGTACGCATCATTGGCACAGACATCCCCGGTGTATCATCGATAAACAGTGGCACCTGACCAATTGCAGCAGAATATTGGGACATTTTCAGAAAGTCTTCGTCTGTCAGTGTACCTTCACGCATTGAAGATGCCTTGACCCTGGATTGCGATGACAGCACACGTGCCGCCAACTGGGATGCGGACATTTCCAAACTAAAGAATACGACTGCCCC